ACCTGGAAGTTGAGATAAAGGAACTCGGTGACTCGTATGCATAGATGGTTTAGTACCGGCTTGTGAAGCACAAGGATAGTAACAAAGTCGTAATCTACCTTGATGGAATGGCGTAGCATTCAAAACAACATCAACACGTAAAGATGCGCGTAAACCTAGGAAACCTAGGAGTTTATTACGCCACATCAGGTTGTTAAAAACACCAGTCCACGTATCTTGATTGAAAAGTAAAGTAGCTGCAGTAGCAGAAACATTCCAGGACCCACTGGTTATGGGCACCGGTTTGTTTAGATACTGAACAACGCTTTGCACATCATTCGGAAAGTAACTGGAAGCGATAGCACCAACTAGGTACGGTTGTGCTACAACCGCTGCTGATTCGTTAGCAGCGATGAAATCTGTGGTGCCTTCTTGAACGTTATTAGATTGCTGAGTGGAAGACAAATTATCACTCATAATCTGATTATCATTTATACTGGTAGCTGCCCGGTACTGAGACTATGGGGTGAGCAAATCCCATAGAAGGTGCCTAACTGAGTTAATTTGGTGTCTCTCCGGGGGAAACTCGTGTACTTTAAACGACCCACGAACACACTCCACTAGGCCAGGAGCATGGACGTACCAATTTGGTCAGGCGATGCCCTCCTTGTTACTGGAATCAGGTAAATCGATCAAAATCCTGGTCCAGGCGCCTTTTAACGACATGCGACAGGTCTGAATTAGGAACTAGTAATGTAACTCTAAACCCGTGAATTTATCTTGTAAATCACGGTACATAGGTAACACTACTGAATGGGGGGTTTTGCACGTTCCACACGCACGAACTATTTGGTCACTTAAGACATTAAAAGTATCGCGATCGTGGGCAGCTAACTCAACTAACATATGGTCCACATTACTCTTCCAGAATTTCCAGCCAACATCGTGGTCTTTCGACCATTGGATTGACTCGCAAATAGTGTCAAGAGCAAGAGGAGCCATCCACTTTCTCTTATTCATATAATGAGTCTGAG